TTGCCTTTAAGTACTGAGCCTTTCCAGCCTTAGTATACGCAAACTTCTTTCCGTCTAGCTTTGGCATTAGCTAAGCTCCTACCAGTACCCATACGGCACTGCTTCCGGCTAATACTGTAAGTAAGGTTCCCCCGCCTACGATACCAGCTCTCCATTGTTCTAACTTACTTATTCTGCCGTTAGTGATAGCAGTATTCTTTTCTATTCTATGGACGTGTTCTATCACATCCGATAACTGTTCTTCAATACGTGCGATAGCTTCACGCTGTGTAGACATTTACTCTCCAGATGATGCGACTCCATCATAAAGTTTTACCCATCCTAATGAGTTATCTGCTTGGTGCACTGATTCATCCCACTTGTAAATCTTCCCGTCATCTGGATCATCCAATGGAGGACCCCATAATCCTGTAGTAGTATTAAGAGTCCAAGAAGTACAAGAATCCCCATCGTCATCTATTGGTCTTTTTAAGATAAATGCATCTAATGTTGGGTCATATACAGTATTGTCTATTGCAGCAAAGTTTTTTCTAAAAGGAGTGCCTCCTTCATTATGTACATTACCGTGAGTATTATAGGAAGTTTGTTTCCAAGTTGTATCATCACCGTATAAAGATTTACAGAAAGCAATTCCAGCAGCCTCATTTGGAGCATTACTATCAGCAATAACAACTACTTCTAAAACCTCGTTACTATCGTTTAGTTTTGCAAAATGAGCCATTGTTACACCGCCACTCTAACTATTACTACTCCAGAACCACCATTGCCACAATTGTTTGCAGTAGCATAATGTCCTTTTCCATCACCTCCACCGCCACCGCCAGAGTTGGCTCTAGCATTCATCGTATGAGCTGGGGAGTAGGATGTTGTCTGGGTGCTGTATTGTCCACTTCCTATAAGGCCAACGTATCCTCTGCCCCATCCACCAGAACCTGTGTTATTATAGGAGGCACTACCCTCGTCTGAAAACATCGTTCCGTCTGTTCCTGCTAAAGATCCTGAGCCAGCTATATCAGTATCCGGTCCATATCCAATATATCCTGTGGTAGATTGACCACCAGCTGCAGCACTTCCCCATGCATAAGTAGTACCATTAAACTGGTACATGTGACCACCGCCACCACCACCGTACCATTCAGTACCTCCGGTCCATTGTGTTGTAGTGTAAGCTTGTGTTGGATCACCTCCCTGAGCGTTATAGGAAGAACCTCCACCTGCAACACTACCAGCTCCACCGCCGCCCCCTGCGGGATTAGCACCATGGGCTATTCCTACGTAACCACCTGGGCCACCATTATTTCCCATATCTCCACTGCCGCCAGTTCCGCCAGCTCCACCACTAGAACCAATCCAACCAAGGCTTCCTTGTCCACCTCCGCCACCTGATCCACCAGTTGCGTTTACTATACCAGTAGGGGAACCCTGATTCCAGTTTCTACCGGCACCTGTTCCACCGCCACCGCCTCCTCCCGGACCAGCCCTCATAAAGGCTGTAGCAGAAGTCCCGTCGTTAAATGGAGTTCCACTAGGGGCTTCTATGTAACTTTGAGTTCCCATAGCGCCGTAGTGAGTGGAACTTCCACTGCCACTAGCACCACCAGCTCCGACTGAAACAGTATAACTACCAGCTTCTAACCAAACCCATCCTGTTACACCTGCATTTCCATCAGCTCCCTCATTTAAATCAGCAGATTGTGCGCGGACAGCACCGCCGCCACCGGCTCCGCCACCTCCATTAGAGGGGGTCATTTGTGCCGCACCTCCTCCACCGCCGACAACTAAGCATTCTGCATAGCCCGCTGCCGAAACAACTAGTGTGCCAGAAGAAGTGAATTTCTCAGCGTGGTAACCAGTGTAAAGAACTTCTGTTCCACCATCTATGGCAGCCCATGATGCTCCACCAAACAAACCACCATTTAACCATGTGGAAACAGCTGTTGAAGGCCAAGCAAAAACTGTATCCCACCTTCCTTTAAAGTTGGAAACAGCTTGGCTTGGATTTGTCCTATGTTGATTTACTCTAGTCATTCACCACTCCTAGGCAGTTATTTTATTAACGTATCCCGAAATCATAATCACGTTTGTAGTTCCACAAAACGCTTTAACTACAAGACCATTCTGAAGAATAAGTCCGGGAATTATAAGAGCTAATCCTGACTCAGCTACTACGGTGTATTCAATATGACCACCAATAGCTGTAGTGTTTCCCCACTCAATAGTGAGTTTTCTGTCTGTTCCATCTATGTTATTTGCATAGATCCATACTTCATCCCAGTTAGTTGTACCAGCCACTGCTGTGTGAATGGTAGTTCCTGCGGAGGATGTGGCCGCTACTGCGATCATTTGACCGGTAGTGCTGCCTGATAAGTCGTCCTTTGTTATAGTTGCCATTTATTTCCTCCTAGGAAAATACTCTTCCGTGTAGTACGATACTCTCGTCACCATAATTAACTGCAGCAGCTGCTCCAGTTAAGACTGTACCACCAGCGGTAACTGTACCAGTAACAGTTGCAGCACCGAATATGTACGCATCACCATCTTCATCTACCATAAATCGTGTAACATCTGCAGCACCAACACGAGCACGTACAGAGAAGACGTTTCCGTCAGCTGTAATATTTGCTAGTGCGTTAGAGCCATCATGCTCAGATACATAGATGTCAACCAAACCTACACCAGATGTAGTCTTAGTTGTATTAGCAGTACCACCAATAGATTTTATTACTGTTGCGGTAGTTAAAGCATCATCTTCTGCAATAGAGGTTATTTGTAAACCACCTAGTGTAGCACTTGCCTTTTGCATTGCCGCATAGGTGTCTGTTTCACCACCTGTAGTATATCCGTGTCCAATATCACTTGACTTAAATGCAAGTATTTCATTGTCATTTGCGCCTTGGTTAATTGTCATACCGAGCGTCATACTACCGTTTGCAGTTTCGTTTACATACAGGGTGGAAGCAAATGTTCCCCCAGTTACGCTTACTACACCTGCGTTTGTTATCGTTGCGTTACCAGACATAGTTACCCATGCACTAGATCCTGCTGAAGAACCACCTACAAGTATTTGTGTATTAGTAGCCGTATCTGCACCAATACCTACTTTGGCCTGTGTTGCTTTAATTGCAGCGTTCTGGTTGTTTTGATGAGCAGCCGAAACGGTATCTACGTTGTCAGCAAGGTTCTCATTCAGGTTAGTATTATCATCTAACGCGGCTGGGTATGCTGTTGTTCCTGCCATTCCTTCTCCTCTAGGCTAATCGCCTTCTTCTTACTCTTGTATAAAATGTTTGAATTTCTACAGCAGAGTATCTAAAGCGTCCATACTCGTTTTGAAATCCTCCATACTTTTCCAGACTTCCTTCTTGTCCAGCATCTGGCGCACTACCTACGTTACCGCTACCGAGTCCTACACCCGATACAACGTTACCCGCACTAGTAGTCAAATCAGCCATTATACTCTAAATGTTCCTGTTACTGAAAAAGTAAATGAAGCGTTATCTGTACTAGCATCTGTCACTGTCCACTTGAATCGGAGTGCATCACCCCATGCAAGGTCAGCAACTGAACCAGCCGTCAGCGCCCCATCATTAATTGTTCCAGACGTTTCACCGCCTGTAGCTCCGGGATATACATCAGCACGATACTTCTTTGCACCCCCGTTACCTAAGACTTCTGTGAAGGATATAATATCCATCCAGTCACCATTAGGCATCTCTCGCTGAATAAATACAGCAAGTTTGTCACCTGCTTCTGTGGCTGCGGCTGTAACATCAAGCATGAAATAAGCACTCGTATATGGAGCAAGTCCTTTCACAGTTGTTGTATCACTAGCAGTTCGTGCAGCAGACGATACTAAAGTTAAGTTGTCCATATAGGGCATAGAATTTTGTAAATTGTGCCCATAAGATACTCCACCTGACATTTTCCACTTCCTTTATAGTAGAAGGGGGGAACTTAATCCCCCCTAACTAGCTATACTAAACTCTCATATGAAAGATCATCGTTGTGTCAACAGCGTGAGTCCCGTGTGAGGACTGCACATCGACTTGAACAACTTCACCCTTTGTGAAATAAGTTTCATCAGAGGATGCAATTGCCGTACCAAAAGCTCCATCTACTCCAGCCGCTAGTGTTAGCGTTGAGTATGCAGCAGTGGTCGCGTTAGTAAGTCGTATTACTGTATCCGTTCCCCCGTCTTGGGTTCCAACGTACCAGTCATACATATCTATATACCCAGAAGCAGGAGCAGAGAAGGCAGCGACCACACCAGCGGTGGTGTCACTATAACCTTCATCTTCTGCTAAGTTTCCAGGAATGTGTACTGTTATCGGTAATCGAAAGTGATCATCAACTTTGGGCATAGTATGACCAAAGAACCGAAATGATTCTGCAGTGTTACCCATTTATATCACCTCCTCCTTTAACTTAAGGTAGTACTTAAACCGTGAATCCAGCCGTGAGCCTTAGTCGCGTTTCGTACTTCCATTGTGTACTCTCCAGTAATCGTAGCGATTTGTCGGTCGCCGTCAACTGGAACTGGTGTAGTAAAGAATGAACGGTCGTTGCCGTTACCCTTAAGTGCACCAATACCTACGTATTCTTTTGTCAGAATAATCAAATCATCTGATTGAACGTAGCGATCAAGAACGATATCTAAATCACCAAACTCTGATTCGTAAGTACCAACAATTACACCGAGTGCACCTTCATCTCGTCCAGTCCGTACATACGGGCTAGCGAAAGAAGAGAGTTGTCGTTTCTGTGTTGCGTTTACTAGAATCGTGTCTGGCTTTCCACCATCATTCCAGATATTTTGTAGTTCATCTACAAGAAGCTTCTCAGTCAGTTTGGCATCTGAAGCATCTGTTGAGTTTGCACCAGTTCTAGCCTTAATGAAAGAGTAGAGACCACCCATTCGTCTGGCTGTAAGTGCTGATGTATTGTCAGCTGGTAAACTATTAAGTAGTCCGTAGTGTGCAGTTCGTTCAAGCTTAATTACTAGCTCTTGGAACTTCTTAGCAAACTCACGGTCGAACTCGTTAGTTACTCCAAACTTCTCAATTGACTCTGAAGTACCAGAAACTGATACTGCGTCATGGAAAATCTGAGTATAGTTAAAGTCAGTTCCAAGGTCAGTTGAAGAGTAAGTAGTTGTAAAGGCCGAACCGTCTGTCCTTAGATTACCAAGGTTGTATACGATTTGACCAGTTACGTTGACACCTAATCCGTGTGCACCCGTTTCTGATTCATCTGCTGCGGCAATTGTCATACTACCACCAGATGTGTTTATTGCTGTAACAATACCGTAAGTACGAGCTACGTTATTAAGTGTAACTATATCATTCAAGTTGAAATAGTTAATAGCTGTCGTACCTACTGTTACTGTTTCACCACCGGAACCATCTGAATCGGTAAGTGTTGCTTTTGAAGGGATAAGTTCATCACTCTGCCATGTATGAGTTGTGTTAAGACACGGAAATGCCATTGAATCAGCACCTGCTGAAGCACTGCCCGCCTCTGCCCCCATTCCCAACATAGAGAGTAGTGGAATATCCCTTGGATCGATTGCGTCGATGAATTCTGATACGTTTTGCTTCTGAGTATAAGCACTATCAAAGATAGTCCTCATCCCACCAACGCCACCATCATCGGCTCTGTTTATTGATACCATTTAGGTAATCCTCCAAATTTGTTTTTATTGGAGTCCGTGTTGTCTCTTGTAAGAAATTATTTCCCCTTGAAGTGCAACAGCCACTGCGAGTTTCCGTCCCTTTCGGGCGAGTTCATATCTATCCTCCAGCTCAATTAGCCCTGCGTTGGCAGCATTAGTGCCGTCGCGCCTACTCGTTGAGGCAGTTTCAGATCCACGCGATGTTCCCGGTGTACGGGAAGCTTCTTCTTGTGCAGGTACTTCGGCATCTCTTGCAGGTTTAACTGCGGCTAGTAACTCTTCTTTTAAAGCGTTCATTTTATCATCAAGTTTAGATTCTTGTGCTTTTGCACTTAAATCTCCAGCCATTTTCCACACCTCTTGCGGTGTTGATGCAGATTGTAACGCACTAGGATCAACATCAGGAAACGAGCCCACAGCTTGCTGAATAGTTTGTGTAAGAATTCGTTGGCGGTTAGCCGATTGTTCCCTACGTTCTTGTTCAGCTTGCTGAGTTGCTTGTTCACGTTGTTGTCTTTCTTCAAGAACCAATTTGGCTCCATCTGCGTCGTCGGTTTCAATTAACCGTTGCTCAAGAGTGTTGATAGCAACATCTTTAGTTTTTATCTGCTCGTCATAATAAGATTGTAATCCCGTGTACCATTCTTGGTATTTACCTTCAAGGTCACGTTCTTGTTCTCCCATTTTACGGGCCATATCACCAACTCTTGAATTCAAGTCTTTTTTATCCGACTCTAGTTCTACGATTTTGGCTTGCATGTCGTCTGATGACAGATTGGGAGTATTTTCGAGTGAGTCCGTAGACTGCTCTGTAATATCCTCTGTTTCGTTAGTCATACTAATCCTCCATTCATATTTATTATAACACTTTTGTCAAGTTTTGACAAGTGTTAATCTCTATATCTTGCAAACCTTGGAGTATCAGATGGATATGAGAATGTAGGAGAGCGACCATATGGTGTAAAGCTACTTCTACCTCCCAACCCGAGCATTTCCTTAGTTTGATAGATCAATTTTAATGCCTGTACCCACTGTTCAAATGAATAACTTGTGCCTACAGGGAACGTCCTAAACATAGCCCGTAACATACGTTCATGGTTACGAGTTAACTTCTGACTAGGATTTAAAAAGAAGTTAGTAAGTGCGTCTTCAAATGAAGGGTCATGAAATACCATATTGATATGCTTAGACACTTCACTCCACTCAGGTAAACCGCCCACCCCAGAAGTTGTTGGTGAGGCTTGCCTTCCACTTGCAGCAGGTTTTGACCATTTGCGACTCGGCAATGCTATCTTAGTAGGTGTTTTTTCATTTCTCTTACGTCCAGTGGCTATTCCTACTATAGCTGAAAGAGCATCTATATATTGGAAAGAAGCAATCTTAGCATTTTCATCGGCTACTCCACTTGAACCAGTTAGCCGTAGTAAGGTAGCTACTTCTCTAATGTTTGATAAGTCACCATACATCATACTAATCTGGGGGAACATACTTTCCCACATATCTTTAATGTCTTCAATATCTGATACACCATTTCTTGCAAATGTTTCAAAGATGAAATCACCCGGCATAAGGTTCTGTGTCTGCCTATAATACCGTGAGGCGATAGATGCTTTAATATTTTGGGCTTCTTCAGAAAGTCTAGGATGTTGCGCTAAGTCATACAGCTGATACTTTCTACCAATGTTTCTAGCAATGTTACTTACTGAAGGATACCCACTTTGTGGCTTCCCTCTGATATCTTCTGGTATGCCTACTACATCATCGAAGTCAGGCAAGTCCATATTTTCTTCAGCAGCAGCTACAGGACCTACTGGTGATCCAGATTTATCTCTCTCAGCATACAGTTGTTTTAACTGCTCTGCTTCTTCCCACTTACCATCATCTTCCAATGCTTTGATTGTTAAAGCTTCTGCAATAATTCTATCTGCGTCCTTTTTAAAGTATTTAATGTACAACTTATGTTCGTCCAAAGTCGGATCAAGTCTATTATAAATATCATAAAGTGATACAAACTTCATAAGTTCTTTTACTTCTAAAGCTTTCTTAAACTCATCAAGAGTTTCAGCATCATAGATTCCAAGCTCTTGGTTTGGAGATAAGAAGTGGTACTGTTCATCCCATGGAGCAGCTTGATTGAAATCAGTCTGCAAACGAGTCACTTTTTCGTCCCACGCGCCGTTCTTCATATCCTGAAATGAGATATTCTTTACATCACCAAGTCTTTCTGTTACATGTTTTACAAGGTCAGATTGTGAATACTCATTACGTTCCATCCAGACTTTACCATACTCATTGGTTTCTAACCAGTCTAGAACACCGTCAACCGTAGGTGGTACCCACATATCTATACGAGTTTGTACTGCATTTGCTATAGAAGCAGCGTCCCCAAGTTCCCCTTCATATATCTCATTAAGGTCTTCTTGCATCTCACGCATGACAGATTCAATAGCTTTATCTACTATTTGTGGCATACTTGCTGATGAAGCTTCTACTATTTTATATAAACGGAACTGCTCAGGATCTTTAGCTTTCATTGTAGCTTCCCACTCGTCTACTTCTTTAAGGTATTGTCCCCAGTTAACAATGTTAGTAGTTCTACCGTCTTTAGCTACCAAAGAGAACTCATCTTTTCTAGCAGTAAACTCTTCTGAAAATAATGTAGGAGCTGTCTTACGCTTATCTTCTCTCATAAGCTCAACAAAGTTCTCAAGCTGCCACGCATTAAACATATCTACACTAATAAACCTTGGGTCATATCTAACTCCAGTTTTTTCAAACTTCCAATCAGACATGTCTTGTAGAACCTGTTCAACATCTTCTCGTTTTATCTCACGGTATTCACCATCAACGAACAAGGTATCCATTACTTCTTCAACTTTTTGTACCCCTGCCATAGGATCATCCGCAAACAATGTCATGAACCATTCATCTTTAATAAGCTTATCGCGTGTCAACTGCCTCCATAACTGTGTAGAACCGAACGAAGTTTTATCCATAATATGGTTTGGGTCAATAGGCACACCACCGACCTCTTCAGGAGATAGACCTACGTTTATACCTGTTGTTTCAAATATACGTAACTTAGCTTCTTTAAGTTGTGCGTTCTTTCGGTTATTAACTGTCTCTAAGTCTTTAAAGAATGTCTCATCCATTGCAGGAGAGTCTTGTATTTCAAGACCAAACTCACTTAGATTTGGTCTATCCTCACTTCTTCCACTAGGTATTGCAGGACGCTCGCCGGGAATTGCCGCTATACCTGCGTCATATTCATTGTTTATATCTTCCGCAATCTGATAGTACATACTTGAAGCTTGTGCACGATTAATTGAGTCATGTTCAAGTTTTTTATTATTCAACCAATTTCTTGCCCATGGTGTTCCATCAAAGAACTCCGCATATTTCTTACTCTTTTGTGCTGCAGTTAGCGATCTACTCCGTACAATATCATAATAGTTATTCATAATATCTGCAGCAAAGACTTTCTTACCAGTCGAAGGATCCATAGTATATTCACGTCCCGGTTTAAAAGAGAACCCAAGTAATAGAGAAGATGTATCTTGTATACCTCGTCTGCCACCAGCAGCCCTTTCTATATCATCGTGTACTTGGTTTAGTACACTCATATCTACTTTCT